ACTTTTTTCTTGTAAATGGCTCTAATTTAATAATTACTGGATTATCTTTTGTCACTTCATAATACTTTAAATCCTCTAAATTTTTTAATTCTTTAATCATCTCTCTCATCCCCTTCTATAATTGTCTTGTATTTATAATGAAAGAGCCCTATTTCTAGAGTTCTAGAAGATTTACTTTTTCTTACCTTTATCCATTTCTTTTTTATATTTATTTGTTTTCTCTTTTAGCAATATCCAACTACAGGTTAAATCTATTAATTCTAGCAAATCATTAACATCTTTATCATCCCATAATCTTATATAATGTGTTTCATCATTTCCAATCCATACAGCTCGACTTGCCATATCTTTTATTTCATCATAATTAATATACTCATTTATAACATTCATTAAATTCATAGATTTTATCTTTTCCTCGGATTCTTTGTCACTATTGGCTATACAATAATCTTTCACTAAAAATTCTAATGCTTTTCTATATCCTACACCGCATATTTCAAATAATCCTTGTTCCTTTGCCTTTGTTGCCTGAGAATATATATTATAAAAAGCTGGTGATATACACTTAACTTCTTCAGATATATCCACTTTAGCTACATATGGGAAAATACCCTCTTGAATTAAATAGGATCTATTTCTATCATAGTGCATTTTGTATTTTACTGCAAAAACTTCGCTACATTCAATATTAGGACATTCTAAGACAAACATAATATCTTCATTATTATCGTTTATTGAATAATTTCCTTCTGTCAGCCGTGTTTTTGTATGACATAAAGGACATTCGTCTATAACATCAATATTCAACTCTTCACATGTTCCTTTATAATCATTAAATGATGTAAATTTTACATTTCTCATATTCATTCCTCTTTTCATATTATTTATATCTGTACAATTATACAAAAAGAGAGAAAATCCTTCCATAAATTACAAACCTCCAATAAAAAACACCTATATTCCTATAGATTTTATATATCAATAGTATTATGTAGTTTTAAAAACCTTTAATATAGTTTTATCATTTATGTTTTCTACATAATTTTAAATAACTCTTGTAACTGCTCCATAGAATAATATTTCTTTGGATCGTCTATACTTCTAAAAATATAACCCCACTTTTCATAAAATAATGGTATTGTTTCAATCCTTAATTTATCAAATATAGGGCTTTTAATTCTTCTCTTATTCTTTGCATGACACGCAACTACACCTAATTCTTCAAATGTTAATCTAATATCATCTTTAACCATTGCACTATCCCCCATATATTAAATTTAAAAGGGCAATATTATATTAAATACTACTCTTTATTTGCCATCTAAGATGATGCATTTATTTTTTCATCAATGTAATCTTGTATAGACTGTCCATTAACACTAATGTCTCCATTAACATAAAGATCACCGCTTATATCTACATTTTTATAAAACTTTGAATATTCTCTAAACCTCGCGGTATCAACAACATTTAAAGTATTTGTTATTTCAAAGTCATCATCTGCAATAAGTGTTGTCCTATCATCTGCTACATAAATTCTGCTAGTATAACCATTTTCGTTTGTCATAGTAAGACCATTTCTATCTAATTTATAAGTTGCATCTCCATCATCTACTACAAAACCACCATCAGCAGTGCAACGCCCATTTGTATTAACATAAAATACTAGATTAGAATTTTTATAAAGTCTGAACTTACCGTCATGCACCTCTAGACCATTTCCATCTATTATTACATAAGCATTACTAGCGCCTACACATGCAACCTTAAAGGCACTTTTAGAAAGTTCCCAGCCAAATCCAGTACCATCTTCCTCTACGACTGCATCAATCTTTTTTTCCTGTATATCTAATCTAGCACTTAATTTTCTATCAGTATTTTTAACCTCTAGAGTTATCTCATCTTTAGCAAATTTTATTTGTTTAACAGTGTCTTTTATAATGTCAGTTATTTCTTTCCTGTTAAAGCCTATTTCAACTGTATCAATAGTTGTGTTTCCCTCAGAATCTACACTATAGGTTATTTTATTAACCCTTCCCTGTAGGCCTAAATTAAGCACTTTATGTCTTACTGTAACTGTGTCACCTAGATTAACAGCTTCAAGTATTGCATAATTTTTATATTCTTCAGTTTGACTTAATTGGACAAAATCAACCTCATAATTAAAGGTTATTTGGTCTACTTTATCAACTGTGAACATCTTGCTACAGGCAGCTCTCATAAGTGAGTAAGCTTCCTCTATTGTTACTTGTCCATCTTGTTTAGTATTAGTGCCATCCCAAATATCAAGATTTAAATCCACATCTTTAAAATATCTTTTTTCGTATTGATTAACTCTTGGACTCTCTATACAGTATTCTGGTAATCTATAATCTCCTGACTTAGGGATTAATACAGTGGCTAAATCATTTATATTGGTATCTACTTTAATAGATGATAAGTTCTTGCCATATTCAATTACAACGCCATTGTCGACGCCTCTAGAATCAACAATATCCAGCTTATTATTATCAACTTTATATTCTCCTCCATATTCAGTTAATACGCTGTTTTTATCTCCTATTATTGCAGTTAATGGATTACCTTCGGGAACTGTTAAAATAACATTAGTATTTGAATTATTATCTGAATTTCCTGCTATATATAAATGTGGATCCAAACAATTATTTAATATTTGTGCTATAGCTTGTTTCCTAGTTAATCCAGTTAAAGTTGCTGGTCTTATAGCATTTTCTTTTAAATCAGCTAATAACTTAGATTGGCATTGAACTATTACTGAGTCACTTGTTGTTTGCTTACCTATTATTCTAAAAAGTTGATCTTGTCTATCATCTATAGTTGGAATTGATAATATAAAAGTTTCAGCTATATTTGACGATATACCTTTACTATCTTCTAACGGATATTCTAATTCAGCTGTATAATCTCCGTTTAATTCTTCAGTAACCTTACATGATATAATTTCATTAAGTGCCACTCATTATGCTTAAAATCAGTCTCATTAGGTCTAAAAAGTCTTACATTACTCATTTAATATCCCTTTCTGCCATTACTAAAGGCTAATTTGCTACTAACTACTGGTGTAATAATCTTTCCAACCTTTTGTCCATCTAAATTCACTGTAAGATTTAACGCATCTTTTAATGATGCTATTTCGTTCCTCATAGAATCCATTGTAGATAATATCCTATCTAAGTTACTTGATGATCTTATTCCTCCGCGTGAAGCATTAAGTCCCATATCAAAACTTCCTGCATTTACATTTGGTATTGCTGCTTGTGCTAGTGCATTTGCTTGTCTAGATATACTGCCTATAGTATCTCCAATACCTAGTCCAAAACCTTCACCAGTATAAACACCTAACTTTCTCATAACCCTACTAGGAGAATGTATATCCATTTTTTCTTTCACACCATTAATGAAGCTATCACAAAGACCGCCTATCCAACCTTTCATACCTTCCCATGCGTCAGAAATACCTTGTTTAATTCCAGCAACTATATTAGTACCTATTTCAGTCATTCTGCTTGGTAGACTGGTAAAAGTATCAACTATACCATTAAATACATTTGTCATACCTGTTTCAGCTTCAGTAAGCATATTAGACCCCCAAGTAGTAACGTTAGTTACGCAATTAGAAAGCCATGTTTCAATACCTCCTGGCAATTGAGTAAACCAATTAATAACTGCATTATAAGTATTACTTGCTGCTGTAGTTGCTTCTGTTAACATATTGCTACCCCAAGTTTGAATATTAGTGATCGTATTAACCAACCATGTCCATATGTTCCCCGGTAAAGCTGAAAACCATTGACCTATAGAACTAATCCATATAGGCACATTGGTACTTAAATAACTATAGGTATCTGTTCCCCACTTAACAATATTTCCTATGGCTTCGCCTAAACCATAAGCAATAGCATTAGGTAAACTAGCAAACCATGAGCCCATAGAGCTTAACCAATTAGGTACGCTTTCTGTAAAGAACGTTACAACTCCATTCCAACCATCTGTAAAAGCTGTTGTTATGGTTGTCCATAAATCACTAAACATTTGTGGAACTGTACTGGTAAAAAAATTCCCCAAACTAGAAAAAGCATTTGGAATTGTTTCAGTAAAAAATGTAACTATTCCATTCCATACTTGACTAGCAGTATCAGAAATAGTGTTCCATGCTCCAATTACAGCATCCCTAAATGTCTCATTTGTATTCCATAGATATACTATCGCTGCAACTAATCCAGCTACTGCTGCAACAATCAATCCTATAGGATTTGCATCCATAATAACATTCAAAGTTGCCTGCGCTATACTTAACCCTTCTGTTGCCTTCTGTGCTTTTTGTATTTTACCCACAAAATCATTCACTAAAGTTGCCACCTTAAAAACTTCCATAGCAGTGCCTATAGCAACTATTCCTGTAGCAATTACACTGGAATTATCCATTATCCATCCTAAACCAGTTAATAAGCTTGGCAATACATTTGCTGCTATATCAGCTATAGCTTTTATTAATTCCCCTAATCCTTGCGATAAGCTTTCTATTCCACTTTTTAAATCAGAACTTGAAAAAGTTTCGCTTAATTGTTTTGCTGCATCATTCAAAGTAGGCATAAGTTCTTGAGAAACTGGAAGTAATACACTAGTTTTTATTTGTCTCCCTAACCCATCTAATGCCTCTATAGGCGTATTATATTTAACTTCATTAATCTGTTCCATGGAATCTTTAGTTTGGTCAAAAGCGCCTTGTACACTTCCTAAACTAGTTACAACCTGTGGTCCTAAATCTTCCCATTGAGTACCAAATAAATCAACTCCAGCAATACTTTGTGCTACAGGATCATCCATATCCTTTAGACCTTGAATAACTTGATAAAAAGCTTGTTTTGCACTATCTCCACCAGCACCAAACTTTTTAGCCATATCATCAGCATTAAGACCTAATTTATTAAATCCATCTTGAGTGGTTGTAGAACCATCAATAACTCTTATACTAAGTTCTTTTACTGCGTCACCAACTTTATCTAAATTAAAGGCTCCTGCATCTGCACCACTTTTAAATATGTTAAACATATCAGTGGCACTTAAGCCTAACTTATCAAATTGCACACCATATTCATTTATTGAGTCAAATAATTCATCACTAAAGTTTAATCCCTGTTGTTGCCCTTGAGCTAATAAATTAAAAGCTTCTTCAGATGTAAGTCCAAATTGCTTCATAAGCGCCTGTACAGAACGCATGCTCTCAGGAACTTCAACACCAAATGTATCTCTAAAGGCTATTGCATTTTGCGTAACACCTTGTAAATCTTCACCTGTGCCCTGCATATATTGCCTTACTTCCGAAAAACTTTCTGCTACATCTTCAACACTAGATCCAAAGTTATTATTATAAACAGCTTCAATTTGTTCATTAAATTTAGCCATTTCCTCAGATGTTGCACCAGTTTGAGCCTGTAGAGTGTTAAGACTTTTTTGCCAATCTCCACCAAATGTTACAAGTTCACCAAAACCTTCTTTAGCCTTGTCCCATATATCTCCACCAATAGCAAGACCAATACCACGTTTGATGTATTCGCCCATGTTATCAAATACGCCTTTAGACTTCTCAACTTCTTGCTCTAAGTCTTTTACAGGCTTTGCTAAATCACCACTTGTAGGTGGATTCATAGCATCCTTATATGAGTTTTTAAATTTATTTAATGAAGCTTCAGTGAATTCAATTTCACGCTGGAATGCTCTATATTGTTGCTCCCCTATTTCGCCTTTAGAGAATTGAGCATCAACCTGTGATTGTGCATCTTTTAAGGCTTTTAATTTTTGACTAGTATTTTCTATTTGCTTAGATAATAACTCTTGTTTTTGTGCAAGTGCTGAAGCATTGCCAGGGTCAAACTTAAGTAATCTATTAACATCTGTTAATTCCTTTTGAATAGATATACTTTCCTGTGTGACACTACTTAAAGCCTTTTTAAGGCCTGTGGTTTCCCCATCAAGTTCAATTGTTATACCCTTAATTCTATCTGCCATTTTTTCACCTCATTCCTTATTAATTATCCATTTTCATTCTATATACTTATTGCAATTAACTCCTGTAACTGTGGAATTATTTCAGCCATAGGAAATACATTAAATCCATCTAACCATTCCATTGGCTCTGGAATATCCTTATCTGCTGTCTTAGCAAATACCCAAGCAATATTATAAAATAGTTCAAAATTAATATTAGCAAGCTTGTCAGCATCACTTTTCTTAGACTTTAGTGCTTTTTGCAAGCTTTTCAACTTATATATTTCTGAAAAATAGTCTTTTCCAAATTGCGCCTTATATCTGAGCGGTGTTGCTGCAGTACTTTTAAATTTAACTTGCTTACCATCAATTTCAATTACTTTTATATTATTTTGCATTTTCTTTCACCTCATATATATTTTTTATTTAATATCATTGTTAATAAAGACCAATAAAACTATCATATCAAGCCTTAAACAAGCTCATTTTCAATCATAGTGAATTATGTCATCCTTGATATTCTCTTCATGTAGAGCGTATTAGGATGCATCACACCCCCTTTCTATAATTTAAATTTTCGCTCTATTGGAAGAAGTTCCACTCACCGGTCTCCTAATCTTTATTTGTTGCATTTGAAGATGGGGGAGAGTACAAATTCCTTTACTTATGTCCATATTCTTATTAATAGAAGCATATTTGCTTAAATACTTCTTTCTAATTGCAAATATTTATTCATTTTAGGCTACACCCCCCTGCACGGAAACTCCTGTGCATTTTTTGTCTGTCCACTCATCGGTCTCCAAATGAGATTTCGTGAATTATTTTATGGGGGAGTTAAATCACTCCTTTGCATTTATATTTTTATATTTCTTTTACTGTGTTGACTTTACTGCATTATTATCATGCTCATCACCCCCTTTAATGCATAAAAAAAAGAGCACCATGCCTGATACTCAATTGTTATAAAATAAAACTATGATTATTTATTTCAGTAGGCTTATGATGCGCTTACTAAATCTCTTGGATTATCCAAATCTGATAGATCTTTTCCCATGCTCCAATTAATAAATCTATCCAATTCACTTGCTGCAACCTTAAGGCTCCCTAACTTGGTTGCTTTAATTAAACCTTTCTTAACAAGATCATATGTATCTGTTCTGTTAAGTTTTAATTTTTTTGATACCTCTGCAATAGTTAAAAATTCATTCATATTCTTTATACCTCCAGATTTTAAAATTTAAATTTTTATTATATTAATTTATTTTTCTAATTACAATTACTCTTATTGGTGTGTTCTTATATCTTACCAATGGAGTTCTGGAATCACCTTTATGATATATATAACCATAATTATCAAGTAATCTTAAGACTTCTGTATTACTTAAACCACTCTGTTCAAAGTGATCATATAATTTTTCTTTATTAACCGCTAAGCCTTGCTCTACTTCTCTAAGTATTCCATCACCATTTATTAGAAAATCCTGTAGAATATCTTTAGTTTCTTCCTTAGTTAATTTTCCTGCTGGAAGTTGTATTTGGTTGTTATTTGACGATTCTGTAAGTAATTTAATAACTAAATCTAGTTTTTTGTTAATTATTTTTATTGATTGTTCAATTTCCTTATTCATATAATCCCTCCAAGTTATAAAATATTTATTTTTGAGTATAAAAAATAGACCCTTAAATCAGGATCCATTAATATGTACATTTATAAATAACATAATAATATGTACTTATGTGTGTTTAAATTACTTTATGATACCATAATAACATTTTGAAAAACCTTTATTTATCCGAAAAGCTTGAAAAAACCTTGAAAAAACATGGAACTTGTAACTAATACTAATATAGGTTGTTGAATAACTAATTTTTACAAATAGTTATTCGAGAAAATATTCTTAGGAATCAAAGATTCCAAGGATATTTTCTGGATTTTATTCCCTGCTGTTTTTTATTAAATTCATCTATTAAATAGGCTAATAAAACCCATTTTATATGACGTTCGTATCGGGCTTGCCCATAGAGCCTTGGATTTTCTAAGTTATATAAACCTTTTAAAACTGAGAATAATTGCTCTATTTTCAATCTATTTTTATATAGGTTCGCTCCGATAGGAGATTCAAAAAATAAAGCATTTTCATATCGTTTATCAATGAACGCCTCAATGCTTTTAGCTTTACGCATATTTATATCAGCTAATAAATTAAATTCTAGTTTTGCAGCAATTTCAAACCATTCAACTGAGTCATATGCTGCATCAGCAAGTATTAAAAATGGATTATAATTTTTAGCTTCATATAGTAAATCCTGAACTTGATTATCGTAAACATTAGCTGTTGTTAAACTAAAAACTAGAGGAATCATAGTATCAGTAACTGTTGCAATGCAGTGTAACTTGTAACCTTTATAATATCCAAGACGTGTACCTTTGCCGGATTTAGCTTCGCTATCGTATTTTGAACTTCTTAGGGCAGTAGCATCAATTGCACATAGTCTAGTTTCTGGGTTAATAAGTTCAACAAACATAGCATAAATACCATAATATATATGTTTCTCTAAAGTCTTAGCTCTTAACGAAAAGGTAGAATAATCAGGTATTTCATTAAGATCAATTATAGATTGAAACACATAATCTTTTTTTATTTCGTATTCAAGTTCTCTCAGACTGAATATACTATGTTTAACACCGTATAACATGCAGGCAACTATTTGCTCATCTGAGTACTTACGTGGTCGGCCTTTAGCATTTTTGCTATTAGAATTTAATTTAGTAAATGCAATTTTAACAGCTTCAAAAATCTTATAATTATCATTTTCAGTTTTAATCTTTCGTGATATAATCATATTTAAGTCATTCCTTGTGTGATGTAATTTGGTTTTTAGCGAAATTATTATATCACAAAGGAATGGCTTATTTATTTTTTACAAATTTTGTTTACTCAACAACCTAA